GCAAGTGGTGGCTCGCTGACCACAGGGTATACTCCCGGCGCAGCAATAGTTCACGAAAGAACAGGAGGCAACAGCAAGGGTCATCTTCATTTTAGGGTTAAAGGATCAACAACGGCAAACGCCCCTTTAACGACAGCGATGACGATATTAGACAGCGGCAATGTCGGCATAGGACAACCCGTCCCGATAAAACCCCTGCATATAAAAGCAGCTTCTCCTTACACGGTTTACGAAGACACTGATGATAATAAAATTTGGTTAACTGGTGGTGGTGCTGGTAAGTACAACATTTATGAAGACGTATCAGGTACTCACACTTTAAGGCTAAGTATTGGTTCTGGTGGTACAGTAACCGTAAACAACAATCTGACTGTATCTGGAAGCTGTACCTTTGCTGCTCTCTCTGGAACTACTGCTGGATTTAGTGGTACATTAACTGTAAACAAAAGCGTAGGCAACGGTCAGCCCACAGACTCGTCCTCTAGTATCTATCTTAACGACCAATCTTCTCTTGCTGCTGGCATTGGTGGTTCAATAGTTTTTGGAGGAAGATATTCTACAAACAATTTCCTTGGCGGTGGGCCATATATTAGAGGCGTAAAAATAAATGCACAAAGTACAGACTACAGTTTTGGTTTAGCATTTGGAGTTAGAAAAAACGGCGTTAATAGTTCAACTGAGGTAGCTAGATTTGATGAAGAAGGTCAACTAGCACTTAACAACACTACCTACATAAGAACCCCAAATAATACGGGACTAGCGTCAGCGTTAATCTGGCGGAGATTAGATAACAGTATTGTTGGTCGCATTGTTGCAGACACCACAAATTTACGAACTCAATTCTGGGACAATAACAGTGCGGTACTGACTATTGCTCAAGATCAAATTTCCATAGGCACAACTGTTCCAACGCAAACATTACACATCGCCGCAAACGGATCAGGTTCTACAGCAGTTGATAATCATGGCTATGGACTGCGTGTTCAAGACACTAACCACGCTCACGGAGCAATTGACATTTTACAAAATGGAGACACTGCAACATTTGTTTCGCGCAGCAATGTTCAAGGTGGTTACGAGTTCAAGAGTTACGCATCTGTAGGCACTGCTACTCATGTTCGTTTAAAAATAAAACAAAACGGTGAAACGCATATTGGTTCAGACGCACAAGGAGTTGCAATTCACGGGGCCACTTCTGGTCTTGGTTCAATAATCGGAGTTTCAAGAGATGGCAGTGCATATAAAGGTTTAGAAGTTAATGCTTCACCAGTTTATTTAAAACACGCTGGAGCGACTCGTTTAACCACAACTAACGATGGTGTATTTGTTTCTGGGTCAGTTACTCGCACACACAAAAGAGGTTTATATTTAAACAATAACTACCCGTTAAATTACTCATCAGAAGGGGAAACAGTTTGGTCTATTAACCCGCAGTGGAGTGACACTGAACTACAATCATTTTTTAATAGCACTAATGTTAATTTCCAAAACGACTCTACTGCTCCCGCTGGTTATTCAGTTTACATAGCTGGAAATGTAAATGTTGGTGCAACTTACGGATCACCATTCCCAATGATACCAGTTGAGCCTGACACTATAATTTATTGTGAGTGCTGGGTAAAAGACGCTGGTGCAGTTGGTCACTACATGGGGTCTATTGAGTACAAAGAAGATTTTGGACAACCATCAACTGGTTCAGGAAATCCCGGTTCATACGGATACTGGGTAATGATTAACACTAGCCCCGGTACTTCTGGATGGACTAAAGTACACGGTTATCTTGGGCCAAATACGGGCAGCTCAACTGGTCAATGGGAAACGGGAACTAAATATTTTACGCCACAAGCACTGTTTAATTACACTCACTCGTCAGGCACAAGAGGCACTTACATTTCAGGCTGGAAATATATAAGGGTCAGCCAAGCTGGTAAGCGTACCTTTTCAGATCCAATTGGTGTTAACACTACTGCCGATTCCCAAGATGCCCTATCAATTAAAAGTACAGGCGATGGAAGAAATGCTCTGAGCATAAAAGACAACGCTGGCGATGCGATGTTTAATGTTCGTCAATCTTCTAACGATTGTTTAATCCGTGCTTACAAAGATGGAGGAACGCAAACCCTTCAGTTCCATTCTGATGGAGAGAGTTACATCAAAGGAGGTTCTGGAGGAAATACCGATTTAAGTTTAGGGGGGCCGGGAGTTACTTCGCATGGCACGTTGGTATTAAATAATAGTGGTGGATCTGCAATTGGTAAAGTTAGATGCGAAGGAGGAGACGATTCGTTTTATGTTAGCAAACTCGCTGGAGGTGGTGCGTTCAACATTACTAGCAATAATGATATAGTAATAAACAGTACAGATAATGTCAGTATTGGAGCGTCCGATTTATCAAGCTACGCCGAATCGCCTTATGCAAATAATTTAATTGTAGGTAAATACGCAACTGACTCAACTGGTCACAATGGTATGACTATTGTTTCTGGCCCTTCCCATATTGGTTCAATTTATTTTTCAGATGGTACTAACGGGAACCAAAGGTACAGAGGTTATATTCAATATGAACACGGCAACGAAAGATATTCTATCGGTGTTGGTGCTGCTTCAAGGTTATGGGTGGACACTGATGGTCTTAAATTTGCTGCTAACCATTATATCCGCAACTCCTCTGGACTAAAACAAATCCGATTTAAAGCTAATGAAGTTTGCTTCAATGAAGACGGGCGTGATGACGTAGACGTTCGTATGGAAGGTGATACCGACACTAATCTTTTTATTTTAGATGCTTCTGTAGATCGGATTGGAATTGGAGCTTATCCATCAAACAAATTTCATGTAACTCAAGCCGCTGATATATCGCCCTCTGCTGGAGGAGCTGGGCAATTTGCAGTAACGGGAAATGGCTACACCACATTCTTAGCCATGAATGGAACTGCGGCATATTTTGGCCACAACTCAAGTGGTAGAGCGTTGACGTTTATGACCAACGAAACTAACAGACTTTCAATATCTGGTAGTGGGCCAATTACTTTTAACAACGCATACACATTTCCAACAGCTATCGGAAGTGCTAATCAAGTTTTAGCAGTAGGTGGAGGAGGCACACTAAGCTGGGTAGATCAAAGTGGAGGAGGCAGTGGTAGTGGAACAGTAAGTGAAACCCACGCTGCACAGACAAACCATGAAGTTGCAGTTCATCTTGGCGGCAATGAGGTAGGTGAAGCTCATAGGCTTTGGTATAATTATAATTCTGGAACTTCTGGATTAACTGTAAATGCCGCAAGTCCAGAAACAGGTTCTACATATTCACTTTATGTGGGTGGTGGAATTAAAAGCACAACAGGTGGATTACACATAACGGGAGATGGTTATATTTCTTCCAGATTAGGTGTAGCAACTCTAGTAGACACATCCTACGGCATAAAAGTCGCTGGCTATATCGCATCCTACGGACACACCACTTGGTCAGATCAAAGATTAAAAGATGACACTTCATTATGGGATACTTCTGAAGCTGCATCGTTAGTAAAAGGCGTTCCAGTTTACAGCTACAAGTGGAGCGACAAATGCGATGCTAAGAAAATTCAAACACAAGACAGAATCGGATTTCTTGCACATGAGGTTGAGGAGAAAATTAATAAGAACGATTTAGTAGTTACATCTACTCATGTGGATAGATATAAGAGCGTCAATCAAACTGACATGATCCCAATCCTTTGGGCAGCGTTGCAAGATGCATTGAAGAGAATAGAAGATTTGGAAAATAAATAAGATGAGTAATAACAACACATACCGTCTGGTCAGATTAGAACCCAGATGTTTAAGCGACAACCCCCAGTGTTGTTGCGAATTAGTAATCGGCCTCACTGCCACTTCGGATGACAATGAGGGTAACTCTGCGTACATTGACGGAATCTGGAAACCGGAAGAAGGCACTATGCTAATGCTAAACGATTTAACTGCCGAGAAAACTTCAGAGATAGTTAATCAATTTGCAGCAGACCAAAATTGGTGGAGTAGCTTGGACGCTCAATTAGTAAGTCAGGCCCAGCAACCGATTAATGCTCAAAACTTTGAAGCACCTACAGTGACTTTGGACACAACAGTTGAGCCAACACCAGAACCAGAACCAGTTACACCTGAACCAACACCTGATCCTGTTAAGGATGACTCTACAAATGATGAGGAGGTAAACGATGCCTAGTGGCCCAGGAACATATCCTAAACCGGGTAGACCTAAGTCAAAGCCAACTGCAAGACCTAAAAAGAAAAGTGTTAAAAAATAAGATATAAGATTATGGATTTTGATTCAGTAAAAGTTTATTTGGCTAGTGTTGGAGGTATTGGCAACTGGTTTTTGTCCATAGATGTTTTATTAAAGTGTGCAATTTCTGTAGCCACTTTATTTTATATTATTTTAAAATGTAGAGAATTAATTAGAAAAGGGTAATGGCAGGGGAATTACAAAACATATTTGACGGTATTTACTCAGCAGTAGTACACGCACAAAAATCAGTCGAAGAGAACTTATCCAATAATGTAAGAGATGGTTATTTTAATGAAGACGGAACTGCAAAGACTGTGAAAATGACACTTAACAATAAAGAAGTTGAAGTGCCGTTGTTTACGTTAGTTCCTCATAACACTTTGAAAATAGATACGTGTGAAGTTGACTTGGAAGTAAACTTGGATCACGACGGAGAAAAAGCAATTGGCTGTTTGGGTAAACTAAGAAAAAACAAAATGGCGAATATTAAAATAAAATTTTCCAGCACGAATCAGGCTGAAGGCATGGCGAGAGTTGGAGATAACCTAGTTAAATTAATACCTACAATATAATATTATGGCAGGAGCAGATGATGCACAGTTGAAGGATTTCCAAGGTCTACCGATCTCGGAACTCATCGTTGACCCGTTGGTCAGTGCCGCTAAAGGGCAGAAGAAATTAGCAGGAGTAACTTTGGATTTTGTATCCTCGATTGGGTTTGAGCCTGATCCAGATGATCCAAAGAAAACCAGAACCCGTACCGTTGACGTAGAAGTTGAACGACTGATCAAAGGTCAAACTAAACCATTAAAGCAAATGGTGAAAATGCCTTTATTGACTATGGTCACGATACCTAATTTATCTATATCAGATGTGAAGGTACATTTTGATATGGAGGTTAAATCTCATTCATCAAACACTGAGTCTTCAGAGAACACTCAGAAAGATGAATCCAAGACTGAGGGTCATGCTTCTGTAAGTGGGCATTTCTGGGGAGTGGGCTTTTCGGCAGGTGGATCTCATTCTAATTCACACACTGGAAGTGTAACAACGAAGTCGGAAAATACTAGAGAGACAGATTTTTCTGCTCGTTATTCTATTGATGTTGAAGCAACTCAGAATCCACCAGCGGAAGGGTTGGCTCGTTTTACACAAATGTTGGCTTCTACGTTAGAGCCAGTAGACACGGAAGCAGCAAAATAATAATAAATTGTTAAATACGGATATAAATATAAATCAACCAATTGCCAAGGCTGTTGAGTGGGCTGGGAATGAAGATTTTGATAATACATTTGGGTGGCATCTTCTGCATGGTTATGTGTGGAGTAATCCTAGTATTTTTCTTATGGCTCGTCCTGTCCCTAAACACAGTATTGAGAATGCGGGAGAATTAGTAATTTATGACCGTAGTGTTTGTGATGTTTGGTATGTGTGGCTTGCGGCTGGCGTAAATCCTTTTCAAAAATTTTTAAAGGTAGCCCCGTTTAAGCTGCCATACGTAGCTTGGCATAGAGACACAGAAGAGGTTGAAAGATTTAAAATATGGTCTTGGGATCATTTTAATAAAGTAACAAAAAAATTAAGGACAATAAGACATGGGAAGAAAAAAGCAGAAATACTTGAAGCATGATTCAATAAATTATGGAGACATGATGAATAAGAATTTAGACGCTCAAGCAGGAGTGTTTGATAGATATTTAGATTTAGAAAGTCGCTTCGGGGATCAAGTTACAAAGATGGGTTTGGATCGTGACCAAAAACACTCTGAGCAATTTTATGACATATTAGGATACGGAGTAGATCGAATGGGTGATATGGCTAGAGGTCAACAATCTTTGGATCGACAAGCTAACATAGGTGCGCTTCGAGACTTAGGCCCACAAGCAATGGAAGCTTTTGGTGCAGCAGATCCGCGCCAAATGGAAATATCTAATATGTTAATGGACGATTCTATTGAAGGACTACAAAACCGTGGCAAATTAAGTAATATTGATTCAAGACGATTAAGTCAGGATGCAATTGGATTAAAAAGTGCGATGGGTTTTGGTACTGGGCCGGAAACAATTGCTTATGCAACTGGTGAATTACAGCAAGGTCGTGAGCGGCGAATGAATCAATCAAGAAACAACGCCTATAGAGCGCAAACTATGCGTAATCAATTATACGGAAATCCGTTAATGGGATTGCTAAGTCAAAACGCTAATGTGAATCCGTTAATGGCACTTCAATCAAACTCACAATTGGGAGGCTACACTGATCAGGATGTATTAAATCCTGAATCTCCAATGGGAACACAACTGCAACTTGCAGATCGTAATGCGCGATTACAAACTAATATGGCTAATAGACAAATTAAGGCTCAGAACCGGGCTAATAAAGTAGCGAATATTATGGATGGAGTAAAAACGGCATCTCAAGTTGCTACATTATTTTGTTGGGTAGCTAGGGAAGTGTATGGGTCAACAAATCCAAAATGGTTGCAGTTTAGAAGTTATATGATGATGGATTCGCCAAGGTGGTTGTTAAGAATTTATTTAAGGCACGGTGAGAGGTTTGCTCAATGGCTTAAAAACCATGCTTGGTTAAAGCCAATCTTGCGCAAATGGATGGATACAAAAATTAAGGACTAAATAACATGGCTAAAGATTACGAGTTAGATTTAGAGGAATTGGTGGTTGAGTACAGTGAAGCATTGTCTTCGACATTGTTGACTCGACGAGATGAAAACAGAAGGGAGCGATTTAACGAGTGGTCGGGCCAAAGTTCTGATGGGCGTAAATGGAAACGTAATCTGGGTAAAAACCCGGTTCCATTTGATGGATGCTCTGATGCGCGAATTCCTTTGGTTGATTCTTATGTTCAAGAAGATGTTGATATGTTGATGACATCTTTAAGGCAGATGAGAATTACAGCAAGCCCAACAGAAAGCGGGGATGCTAAACGTGCTTTTATGGTCAGCAATCTTTTGCGTTGGGTAATGGAAAACCAGATGAAAGAGTTTTTCCATGAAGCAGAATTGGCAGCTAACTATTATTGTGAAAATGGTTTGGCTTTGGTGAGTGTTCTTTGGCAGCAGGAAACCAGTGCAGCTTATCGTGAAATTGACATGGAAACGATAGGTGCTTGGGCGGCAGAGCAGGAGCCTGACAGTGTGGGTGCTGGCTTGCCTGAAATAATAATGAACGAAGAACTTGAAGACCAAGCAATGGTATTGGGTCGGGATCTTCTGGATGATGATTTACCTGATAAAGTAATTCGTAAAATTATAAAGGATCTACGTAATGATGGAGTTGCAGTTTATACTGCACCTGAATTAATAAAGAATCGTCCTGAAATAAAAGCGTTACGTGTTGGTGAAGATGTGTTTTTTCCACAAGACACTACAGATTTGCAAGATGCTCGCAGAATATTTTGGAGGCAATTTATGACTGCTGAACAGTTAAAAGATGCAAAGGACGCGCGAGGTTGGGATGCTGAATGGACAGATCATGTTTTGGATCGGGCTGAAGGAATAAGTAATGCTGAGTGGGCTGGAGTAACAAATCGTAATCGAATCAACAGGCCCGGTTTAACTGATTTAGATACACGTAAATTGTATGAAGTAGTTCATGCGTTTGAACGTCGATGTGATGAAAACGGTGTGCCGGGTATTTATTACATTGTCTTTAATCCACATACGAGATCAACCGATGGGGGTAAGCAGATTGTTGGTCGAGAAGAATTGTTAAATTACGGGCATGGTCAATATCCATTTGTTGCATTTAGGCGTGAGCATTTAAGTCGTAGGCTTGATGATAGTCGTGGGTATGGAGAAATCGCAGCAACTTGGCAGCGGCAGATCAAAACTGAATATGATCAAAGAACAGATCGTTCTTACCTATCGACCATGCCTCCATTGATGCACCCAGTCGGTCGTGCGCCTAGCAAGATCGGCCCAGGTGTAATGGTTCCACGTATGAGGCCGGATGATTATCAGTACATGGATTCTCCAAGGTTAGATGGGGGAAGCAAAGAGGTGGAGAATACAGTGCGTGAAATGGCTGATAGATATTTTGGCAGACCAGTTGGTAATGAAAATCAATTTTATGCCCGGATGCGTCAGCAAGGAATGATTTCCAAATGGTTGCGTTATTGGAGTGAAATAGGATGCCAATGTTTGCAGTTGATGCAGCAGTTTATGGATGACGAAATTTATTTTCGTGTCGTTGGATCTAGGCAAGCTGAACCGATCCGGGTTGGTCGTGACGAAGTTCAGGGTCAATATGATGTAATGGTTTATTACAATGTTGCCAATTTGGACATGGAGCTAGTTAAAGAGAAATTAAATCTACTTAAACTTGCGGTTGAGTTTGATGTTAATGGAG